TGGTTATGGTGCTAACCGAACTGTTTCTGGTGCTACTGTTCAGGCGCGTTTCCCTGTAGCGACTGTTTGGGGTAATGAGGTTTCGGTTCGTCCTTATGCTAACTTTGTTGGTAGTCCTTCTGGACAGATTGGTGCTGGTGGTGGTGCCCTTGCTACTTACGATTACTCTATCTCACGCAAGACCCTTGCTGATGGAACTAAAGTAAGTCGTGCTAATGTTTATGGTGGTGTTGGTTATCAAGTTCCTTTCGTAAATAACACTACTTCCAATTATCAGTCTGCCGTTGGTTCACAGGGTCAAGTTGTTCTTGCTTTGGGTGTTGAAGGTCGTATTACTAATTCTTTGGTTGGTTTTGCCGATGTTAAGTTCCCAACCACCAATGCTGCTAATTCTTATGGTGTGACGAATGGGACTTATAGTCCAGTGTTCACAACTGGTCTAGGTATCAAGTTCTGATAGACTACTCATAAGATGAGTCGGACCACCTCTTTATGGGGTGGTCTTTTATAAAATTATGGGAGATTGGCGCAGCGGTAGCGCAGCTGCTTTACACGCAGACGGTCACTAGTTCGAATCTTGTATTTCCCACTTTATAAATACCTAAAAAGTATTGGTTTAATGGAAAAACTTTATAAACTTATAAGTGATACCCAGGCATCACTTTTTTTGCTATTCCAAAAAACTTGGGTCTATCACTGGCATGTTGTGGGACCAGATTTTAAGCAAATTCACGATTTGTTTGGTAATCAATACGCAGAAATTCAAGAAGAAGTTGATCGTATATCAGAACATATGAGATTTCTGAGTATTAAACCCGTAAGTTCTTTATCCAGAGTTGTAGAAGTCTCTGGTGTTGGGGAAGCAAAGACAAATATTTCTGAAATGGAAATGATTAAAGATTTGCTTGAAGGTCATAAAAAGATTATAGATATGTTAGGTGAAGTTGCCGAAGAAGCAGAAGCACAAAAGTCAAGAGGAACTGTTAATCTTGTTGATGATCTAAACGAAGCACACGGTAAATTCGTTTGGATGTTACGTTCATTTACAGAATAAAATTTAACTTGTAATGGAATAATGGAAAACTTACGCATTCGTTGCAAATTGTGCAACAGAGAAATAGAAGGACATCCAACAAAAACATTTGCCTGCGGGTGTTCAAATATGGCAACAATTCGTGGGGATAAAATATCAGCACTTGACTTATCAAAGGTTGTTATGCTAAACTCCATGTATACAAAAGAGAAGTCTGGTGTTCTTACAAACGAAGATCTTGCCTTTCAGGAGGAAAGACGCCAACGTAAAGTAAGACGATTAGACTTTGAAGTCCGTTAAGGACTTATTTTGGAGAGGTGGCCGAGTGGTTTATGGCAGCAGTCTTGAAAACTGCCGATGTGAAAGCATCCGTTGGTTCGAATCCTACCCTCTCCGTATTGACATGATGAAGTAGTTGTGGTATTATAGATATATCAACCGAATGTCGCCTAACTTGGTCATGGCACCTGCTTTGGGAGCAGGAATAATCTCAGTTCAAATCTGAGCATTCGGATTGTCAGTTTTTCAACTGGCACACTTGACTTAAAGGTCATTTCATCCTATAATAACAAGGCAAACAAATCAAAGCAATGTCGGTTACAATTAAATTTAAGAAAGATCTTCAAACTCTTAAATCTGCGGTTAATGGTGAATTTTATCTTGATGTAAAGAGTCCGAAACTTTACAAAAAGATTCGTCGTTATTATCAAAATGAAGGTGTAATCTTCTCTGAAGATGCTTTAGATAATTATGATATTCTCATGGAATATATTGCCCAAGACCTTGAAACTTCTGAAGTTGTATGATGACAAAAGTTATTCTTGAACGTGAAGGATACCGATTCGTTGAGAAAGGTATCATCGAACTTAATGGTATGCCTGATTATCGTCTACAAAAACAGAACTATTACACAAAGTATTGGAATGACATTTATTTGTTTGATAATTCTATGCAACTTATTACTGCAATGGAAGATCAACAATATGCGCGTTGGCTAGATCCTGATAGGGTTCCTTGTTATGTGAAAGAGGATGATATTCTTGAATGAGGTCAATAGTCACGGAGAGACTTAAAAAGTACTGGTCGGGACCCCCTGAAAGTCACGGATGGACTTAAACAGAACTGGTGGAGTCAAATATGACCCTATTGTTTTATTGCCTTTCTCAAAGGCAATTGGTGCGGATGGGGAATTCTTTCTCCGCCTGGTTTCCAATTTCCAGTTAAAGAATTGGTGGCGAGCCTGAATGACCTATGAGGAGAGTTGCATAAACTCTTCTTTTTTGCTATAATGATACAAAGAACTTTATTATATGAAAATTGGTTTTAATTGTAGTTCATTTGATTTGTTTCATGCTGGGCACGTTACTATGCTCAAAATGGAAAAAGAATTATGTGATTATTTAAAAGTTGCACTTCAAGTTGATCCAACCGTAGATCGTCCTGGTATTAAAAATAAACCAGTTCAATCTGTTTATGAAAGATATATACAATTACAAGGATGTAAGTATGTTGATGAAATTTTGGTATATGAGACCGAAACGGATTTGCTTAATTTAATTCAAACACAAACATTTCATATTCGGTTTTTAAGTGAGGAGTATAAAAATGTAGATGTCACCGGAAAACAATATTGTATAGATACTGGTATCGAAATTCACTATCATTTACGAAGACATCAATATTCTTCTACTGAAATTAGAAACAGAGTTTATCTACTTGAGAAACAAAAAAGAGATGAAAAGAATGATGATCCAGTAGTAAATCAATATTCACCAGAAATTTTAGAAAAATATTCTATTAAAGATAATTAACTATGACAATTTTAGTTACTGGTGGGTGTGGATTTATTGGTAGTAATTTTATACATCATTTGAAAAAAATAACAAGTGAAAAAATCATTTGTATTGATAAAATGACTTATGCTGCTGATTATGAAAATATTTCAAATTTAGATATTGAATTATATCCACTTGATATTAATAATTCAGATTATGTATTTAAAGAAAATAAAATTAAAACTGTCTATCATTTTGCTGCGGAAAGTCACGTAGATAATTCAATTAAAAGTTGCTCCGAATTTATCAATACTAATATTAATGGAACAGTCAATCTTTTGAATCTTTCTATGAAATATAATGTTGAAAAGTTCATTCATATTTCAACCGATGAAGTTTATGGTTCAATTGAACACGGTAAATTTACAGAGACAACAACATATAATCCAAGAAATCCATATTCAGCATCAAAAGCATCAAGTGATCATTTTGTGATGGCTTTTCATAACACTTATGGTCTTCCTGCTATTATTACAAATTGTTCAAATAACTATGGACCAAGACAGCACGAAGAAAAATTAATTCCAAAGACAATTAAAAATTTAATGATGGGGAATAAAGTTCCTATCTATGGTGATGGGCAACAAATTCGTGATTGGTTATATGTTCAAGATCATTGTGAGGCAATTTTAGTTGTGGCAGAAAAAGGAAAGTTTGGTGAAAAATATAATATTGGCGGAGAATGTGAAGTGAAAAATTTTGATTTGATAAAAAATATTCTTAATATTATGAAAAAAGAAGAAGATATGATAGAATATGTGAAAGACCGTCCGGGGCACGACCGTAGATATTCAACTGATATTACTAAAATACAAACTGAACTTGGTTGGTCTCCTAGATTTAATTTAAAAAAAGGATTGGAAAAAACGATTGAATGGTATGAACGCAATAGGAACTAATCTCAAAGATGCTTATATCATTACAAACAAAAAGTTTGAGGATGGTCGTGGGTTCTTTATGGAAACTTTTAAACTGAACGAATTTGAAAAAATTACCGGTGTAAGTAATTTTGTCCAGGATAATCATTCCAAATCTTCCAAGGGAGTTTTGAGAGGACTTCACTATCAAATTGAACACGCACAAGGCAAACTCATTCGTTGTGTTTCTGGTGCAGTTTATGATGTAATTGTTGATTTAAGAAAATCATCTTCATCATTTGGAAAATGGTTTGGAATTAAATTATATAAAAATAATTTGCAACTATGGGTTCCTCCTGGATTTGCTCATGGTTTTTATACCCTTACTGAAACTGCAGAAATCGTTTATAAAACTACGGATTATTATTATCCAGAATATGATAGGACCCTTCTTTGGAATGACACTAATTTGGGAATTGAATGGGGAATAGATGGAGAACCTATCTTATCTCAAAAAGATTTGAATGGAGAGACCTTCGGGGAATGTGAAAAATATTCTATTAAAGATAATTAACTATGACAATTTTAATGAATAATAATTCTAAGATATTAGTTGCTGGTGCCAAAGGAATGGTAGGATCAGCAATTGTAAGAAATCTTGAAAGCAAAGGTTATACTAACGTTATAGAAGGAACTCGTGATAACGTTGATTTTACAAATCAATATGAAACCGAAAAATATTTTGGTTGGAAAGAACCAGAGTATGTTTTTCTTGCAGCTGCTAAAGCAGGTGGAATTATGGCAAATAAAACATATCCTGCACAATTCATTTATGATAATTTGATGATTCAATCAAATATTATTAATACCTCCAAGAAATATGATGTTAAAAAACTTTTGTTCCTTGGATCATCTTGCATTTATCCAAAGCATCCTAATATTCCAATTACAGAAGATCAACTTCTTACAAGTCCTTTGGAAACATCCAATGATGCTTATGCGATTGCAAAAATTGCAGGAATCAAAATGTGCCAATCATATAGAACACAATATGGTTTCAATGCTATTGCCCTAATGCCCACAAATTTATATGGTCCTAAGGATAATTTTAACCTTGAAACTTCTCATGTTCTTCCTGCCTTACTCCGTAAACTTCATGAAGGCAAAGATTTAATTGGTCATGATCTCGGTGGACCTTATCAATATCCAGTAACTCTTTGGGGTGATGGATCTGCGATGCGTGAGTTTCTGTATGTCGATGATCTTGCAGAAGCTTGTTATATTTGTATGCAAAATTATAATGAATCTGAACACATTAATGTAGGCACTGGTGAGTATGTTACTATTAAAGAACTTACAGAA